TGCCAAGACCCTCTAATTGGCGCCTAGTCTTGGTTTCAACTGCTTCTTCTGTAACCTCTGGCATACCAGCTTCAGGGACTTTAGGCCTCATAGCCTTCTCAGGATGGAAAACTACAACCTCATCACCTGGAGCTATGATATTTCTAGCAATAAGCCCATCATAGCCTCGACTTTCAAGCCATTCTCTTGCTGCCAAGGCAGCGAGTTCGTCAGCCTCTTCGACTGTCTTTCCCTCATTAAGTGCTCTTTGCCTTGCTGTTCTGGTAGTCTCGTTCTGGAAATCTTCGTATTCTTGCTGTGTTTGTATGACAAAGGGATTTTCAAGGGTTACAGTCGTAACCTCTTTGCCGTCATATGTCTCAGCATATTCTCGATTAGTTGTGTAATAAGTCCCTTTCCCATACAATCCTTCGTCAACCGCTTCGCCCTTGACCTTATAGCCTTTATAGACAGTAGCGGTATATTCTTGCCCTGTGGCGATCTCGTGCACAGCTTCGGCTTTCGGTTCCGTAACCTCTGGGGTAACAGGTGTAACCTCTTCTGGTATAATCTGTTGTTTCATGTGCTCAACAACAACCGCTTCCGCCTCAGTCTTCGGTTTAATCTGCTCAAAGGTGATTTCCTTCTCAACTGCCTTAGCAGCATCTTCCACTACCTTTTCCAGTTCGGGATTATTTTCTACCACATTATCAAGTGCCTTGTGTGTTGCCACCTCTTCTGACAATCCCTGAGAGATAAAATCCGCTTTACTTTCATCAAATTGAACCTTCTGCTCTGTACTAAGCTGCGGAATGACCCTGTTCTGTATTCTGACGATTATGTCACCGCCAGCACCCATGCCAAGACCAGCAATCATACCGAGCGAAAAGACTAACTTCATATCGGGGTCTTCTAGCATCTCCATAAGCCCGCGCTCATCACCCATAGCTTGTTTTAGAACCATCTCCTGATAAATTTCCTCCCCACCTTCAGTTAGCCCGGTGAAGAATAACTTACCGCCTATCTGTGCAGTTTTAACTAGTCCTCTTGTTACTGCTCCTGCTGCTGCTTTACCAATCGGTGTTGGCATAAAGGCGACTGCAATCTGGAAGGCATCTAACCCAGCTAACTTTAGATTCCTTTTGAATACCTCATCAGCTACTTGTTCTGCTTCTTCATGGGAAAGCCCCCTTGCTCTGGCTTCATCATAAGCTCCACCTGCCTCCAATGCTGATTCAAGAGGTCGGCTAAGGGCAGCACCGCCAACACCAGTTATGACTGCTCTCCCCACAGCACCTAACCCTACTTTGGCAGCTATTGAGCCAGCTAAACCATAAGCACCAACAGCGGGAACTACTAACAACATCAAAGTCGGCAACATCCTCACCCCATAAGTGGAAAGAAATTGAGGATTAAACATCTGCTTCCATGTAAACTCATCAGGTTCAAACGGCACTGGTGCAGCCTGAACCTGCATGTATTGTCCAAACTTAATTATCTTCTCTCCTATTCCCTCCGCACCACACCACTTGAAAATACCGCCAACATTGGCTACTAAATCGCCAACACCAGCAGTAAAGGTCCCCCATTTCCCTCGTTCTACTTCCCTGGCCGCCTCTGCCTCTACAACTAAAGCACTGATACTAAAGTAATCGCTTAGTTGGTAGTCTGTAATACCGGGATATAACTGTCTCACTAGCTTTTCTGTGGTTTCGTTTCTCCCTTCATAAATAAGGGACCGTCTTAACCCTTCAGGGTTATCAAAAAAGTATTGCACTGCCCAATCAATGTTGGTCTCCGTTACCGCAGTTAGAGCATCTATTAGATTTTGCCGTAATTCAGGACTCCCAATAGTAGGCGTGAAGAGTTCAGTTAGCCATTCCTCTGTCACCCCCTCATACATCGTCTTGAGTAGTGTTTCTGTTTCGGGAGTTCTGCCAATGTCCAGAATATCTTGCAGGAAGGCTTCAGGCTGTGCTTCAGCATAAGCCAAAACCTCTGCTATATCCTGCTCAGGAAATACCTTGCCGAAGATTTGCTCAGTCTCAAGCTGCTGCCTCTCTCTTAAATCAATCCAGCCTTTAACATCTAACTCTCCCCCGGCTTGTTGATATTCCTGATATAAACTCCTTCCCTCTTCGGTTAAGTTCTCTATTGTCACAGCCCATGGAGTAGCCTCTAGCCCTCCCATTGGCTCTCCTAGAAGTGCCTCCATATCTGCCCTGCTTAATTTGTCCCCAGACGGTGATATATAAAAGTCATCTTCCGTAATCTCCCACTTTTGAGGGGTAATAATGCTAGAGGTAAATCCACCATTCCCTTCTGTCGGGGTAAGTTTGAGCATTGCTCCCTCTTGAAGTCCCAAGCCCATCTGTGCAGCCTCGGCAGCCGTAAAGAATAGCGGCTGTGTCGGGAATGTAGTCGTTAGCCGTCTCTGAGATATAGCCTGCGTCAACTGGGGATACATCTCGCGAACATCTTTTAGAGATGTGCCATACTGCGTCAGAAGGCGCTCTATCTCAATATCCTTAGCTTTGCGGTATTGTGTTAGTAAATTCCCAGCATCTAAACTAATGGCCATTGCTTTCCTTTATTATCCAGCTCCCTCTTTGCCCTCATTAACTGAATGAGATTGGGCTTTCCCAGTTGTTTAGCCTGTTCTGGCTGGGTGTGAACCATATTGATAAATCGCTCGATTACCATTTCCTTTGTGAATTTATAGTTTGGCTTATTCACCTTCTACCTCCTCAGCTTCAGGTTTCGGTGTTTTAATGCCCCCTTGTCCACCACCTTCTGCAAACATCGGCAAGAGCCCTTCAGGTGATGGTTCTGCTTCCCTCTTCCCTTCGATCGGACTTAACGCCCCCAATGCTCTTCTCTGTCTAAAGATAGTTTCTGCTCTCTCCGTTAGTATTTCTGCCTGAAGTTGCTCCTCAATAGATGGCTTGTCTTTATCAACAAGACTTATCGCTCTGTTAAACAGGAATAAAACCTCGTCTGCTTGTTCCGCTTGTTGAGCCTTCAGTTCAAGCTCCAGGCCGTCAGGGTCTTGCACCTTCAAAACTTCTCGCAGAATATAGTTGTCCGGGAGAAAGCCCCTAGCAGCGTTAGCTATTGACAAATCGGCAGCCGTTTGCTCCTTCGTTATCAGGAAGAAGTGATAGTTTATTGAATACTCACCCTTAAAGTCGCTTGGGCTGTATGTGTTATAGTTCCCTGGCCGACCCAGCTTTATTGCCTGGTTGAATTGCACACACTGGTCAATCATCATCCTTGAAAGAGCCTGATAGAATGAGGCAATCATTGACAGTATCGGCGCGAAGATGTCATTTCGTGCACCGATAAGGTTCAGTATCGCCAATGAGGACAGCGGAAAAGCCAGACTCCCATAGTCTAGGGGTGTCAGCTCGCCCCTCTGTTTGGAAGCCTCTATTATCGAGTAGAGCAACCTGGTAGCACTCTTAATGTCGTTGACTGGTAACTGCCTGAATCCCCCGCCCTTCTCTGTCGGTATTACCACATTTTCTTGGAAGGGTGATTCTTCTGGTTTCTTGGCCTGGTTGGGGTCGGTTACTTGAAGCTCTAGCCCACCCTTCAAAGCCTTTCGGCTCAGTGTTTTCAGAATGGTAACAATCTCGTTTTTCTCTTTGAACATTCCACGGTTAGGCCAGAAGATACTCTCGCCGTCATGCTTTAGGGCATCTTCCGTATTGAACATACACCCAATCGGACACTTGGAAATGACAAACGGCGGGTATTTATAAGTGTTCTCCTCTTCTTTGGCTATCGTCTTTTCAATGAATACTATTTCCTGCTCGGCGTTCCAGAAGTCAATAACCTGATTCCCGGTATCCTTTAACTTAACTTGGAAATCTGGATAATCCCTTTCAATCTGAGTTTTTGAACGGCTGCAAATCGGAGCACCCCACACCATGCCATCGGTGCTTGTCTCAAAGGGCAGCCATCTCGTATCAAACGGCACAACATCGGGAACTATGCTTCCTTGTCCGTCCAGCTTTATAGCTGAGCGAGCTCCTATTCTCCCCCGATTACACCCTTGCTCATTGATAAAAGCGTCCAGGCTGGGAATCCCCCGCTTTGGAAGCCACTCATTCACCATGTATAAAATATCATCCAGAAATTCCTCAATCTTGGTAGTCTGCTTATCGGTTAAGTCTTTCCCCTCAATGACTGTCTGCCTCTGATAACTACCAGTGATGGCGATTGCCTTCTTAGAATAATCCAGGGGATCGGGTAGCGTAACATTAGCTACATCTTTCTCATCCCCGCTATCGTCCAGATTTCTCATCTTGAAGGGCTTGAGCAGGTATAAGCCCTCGTCCTCGTCCATGCGGTCAAAGAGAGGCTTCATCTCCTTTAATTTAGCCTGGACTAGCTTATATTCTTCTCTGCTTTCGTGTGACATAGTTCGCTCCTTAATAAGCACTCACCCTCTGGACATTCCCTATCACTTATCTCGACAATGAGACATCTCCACTGGCTTTCAAGTATGTCCAAGGTTTGATTCAATGACTCAGTGATTCTCTGTGCTTTTACCGGGTCTTTGAGTTCTTTCCGAAAGAGATGAGCACACTCCATCGGTAGGCTTGATAATTGCTCTTTCGTATGCTCCAATCTCTGTCTGTATATCCAACATTCTTTGCAAATCATCATAAAAAAAGCCTCGTGCCTAGACTTGCCAGAATCAAGGCAAGCAGGACGAGCATAAAATTCAATTTAACATCTTGCCAGTATAGGCGCCTGTGCATCTTCCCTAGTTCTCCTGGTATGTGGTTGAAAGCCTGCTCCCATATCATCGAAAGCTGTTTATTGGGATTCCGAGGCTTCGGTGGTTTCTTGTATTCATTCGTGTTTTTCCATGGTTTCCACATATTGCCCTCCTAGTATTTCCAGACTGGTGTTTTGTCTGATATGCCACTTAGCCTGTGCGTTGCTACCGCATATCTCCTAGCATCCATGCCGTGTGACCAAATGTGTGAAGTCTTGTCGGTAAGCACCCCGGTAATTCTATCCTTAATATAGCGAAAGTTCCGTTGTTCCTTGATGCAATTCACGCTATCCTTAGTCCAGTGCTGGTAGAACTGATTGACCTTCTGTATCCCATACTCCACACTCCCCGGTCCCTTCACTGTTTCACAGACATTAAAGCCCTTGTCGCTAATCTCTTTAGCACTTTTAGGTTCATTGGGATCAGGGTAGATAGACTCTTTCTTAACACCAGCCAAGCTCATTTTCATTGCTATCTGGTCATTGGTGAGCCCCGTTCTGTCATAAAATATCTCTTGAGAATAGAGCCTATCTCCAATGATGACACTCTTAACTAGCACAGTAGGGTCAACCGAGAAGCCAAAGTCCAGGCCATAAAAGACCTCGCCCATTGGGAGTTCATCTACCTGCTCAAAGTGGGGGTAAACCAAGCCCTCTATCTTGCCTATCAGCCCCAGCCCGTAGATATTCCACCAGTTAGGGTCTTTGTCCTTGTTGGACTCGATATTGGCAACGACTTCTGATGGCAATACCTCTATGGCATCCTGGTAGGTAGAATGAATATAGGCGTTCTCTGGCGGTAATGACCCTGTATCACCACCAAGCCAATTCTCATGTGCCCAGAACTCACTAACAGGATTCCAGTCACAGAAGGTAAATAGCCTAGTTCGTATATCAAGTCCCCGGGCCGTCTCCCAGGGGATATTGTTAGCTTCATTGAGGAAGAGAATATCGCGCCGGGGACCTCTTACCTTCCCTTCCTCATCTGCCCCAAAGAACTCTATGATGCAATTCCCTATGGTGTAGGTTTGCTCAGTCTTGTTATAGCGAGGGTTATTGTCTGGACTTTCGCCGAGTATATTAAAGAAATCTCGGATAGCTCCCTTTTTAAGATGTGGTAGTGATTCGCTGACCACTGAGGTAACGAGCTTAGACTTGCTATGTTGAGCTATTAGGATTAGTAGCTGAAGGATAGACCAGGTTTTACTAGAGTATGTCCCGCCCTCGTTGAGTGCTCTTCGTTTCCCCCCTAACCATGCGTCATTATTCAGTCCGAATATCTTCGTGTATTTAAGTTCTCTCTCCACGCGCAACTCTCTTTATGTTTTCCTTGTCGTGTTCGCTTGCCACGATAATCTTCAGGATTAGCGGTCCATCTTCACCGCCAATAACCTGAGTAACCTTGCCCTCTGTGCGGTCTAGTAATATATTAAGGTCATAGGAGTTTTTGAGTGCCCGTTTTACCAGATTCTTAGCGAGAGCATCAGCAAGGGCTTCCTGAGTTATCGGCTTGTCATTAGCAAGGAGTTCCCTCAGTGCCTCGCTAACATACTTGATATTAGGTGGTCGCCCCTTCGGGTTTCCTGATTGCCCTGGCTTGAAGCCTTTCCCTTCCCCTCTACCTTTTGCAAGGTTCGCCAGTGTGTTCGGATGCCTGCCAATTGGATATTTAGATTTCCGTTTCGACATCTTGGTCCTCTAAAGTTGTGCTCTCCTCTGTCCATGTAAAGTTTTCATTCCATTCCATTTAAGCTGTCCTCACCCAAAAGCTAGCCCGACATATATTACACCAATAGTTAGCACCACTCATTGTCTTTTCTATTCTCTTCTTCCAGCCATGCCCTGCAGGGCAAGGTTGATATTTCGGCATATTATGTCCCCAGCGAATCAGTCTTCCTCCACTCAAGTCCACTTTAGACTTCATTGGAATCTCAATAGGCTTAGGGTGATGAAATAACCTAGCTACTATAGCCTTTAGCCATCCCAGAAACTTTTTAATGTAATCCATCTTCTATCCTATGATATGCGTGAACCTTCGCAAGCTGTGTTGCCTTGTTTCCTTCTTTGTCCTTATACTCCCGCCAGACATACTTGAAGCGCATCCCCGCCAGAATAGAGCGTGGGCACAAAGCACAAACATAGCTCTGCTGTGCGGTATAGATTTTGTCAAAATCTTTTAGACTCCTTCATGTCAGCACCCCTTGAAAATAACCGCCATAGCGGTAATAAATCCTATTAGAGTAAGGACGCCTATTCCTAGGCCAGCTTTGTAATAGTGGAACTCCCGCTTCATCTTCTCTTCGCTGCCGTAAATTCGATTTATTTTTTGCCAGTCAGTTCTACGGCACGAAACTCCGTCACCCCAGCCTATGATTAGGGCGTGCCACTCTTGGTGAATGTCCAGAAAGTTTTTGATATTGAACCAACTAGGGAATCTCATGGCATCCAAGCTAAGACAACTGCACTAGCCAACCAGACACTACCAGCAGTAATGAACCCAAAATAGAATATAAATATGACTCCAATTACCGCCATGATGCCCGCTGCTATAGCTTTTTGCTTCCAGCGTTTCATTCTGCCTCCTTGTTCTTCTTGTAATGTATTACTGCCCTTTCGCCAAACCACCAGACAATGCAGGGGATTGCCAGGCTCAGAAACCAGGCCGGGGGAGTAATGTGCTCTATCACAGCCTGGGCGATCACGGCAGCGAAGATAACGCTAATTGCTGGCCTCGGTATCGCTCTTATGATTTCTACTACTGGGTTTGTCATCGTTTTATATCATCCTTGCTGCTGGTAAATCCTTAATATCGTAATAAACTGGTATTCCGAAAGGAAGAGAGACTTCATAAGGACAAAACCCTATGTCGCCTCCCTTCATAGTAATAACTCCTGATATAGAGCGAGGGGCGTTCCCCCGAATAAGTCCAGAGGATAAGCCCCTCATTGAAACAGCCCTTTTGTAAAAGGCTGTCAGGCCAAGGTTGCTCGCCTTGGCGGGGTAAGCAAACCTCGCCAATTCCCGAAGGAATGACGAGGAGGATTAGTGTGCTGGCTCGGCATCCTGTCCCTAGAAAACTCCCCTACTAGTGCCGATATTAAGGACACCACCACAGCAAAAGCCGCCCCTTCGGACGACTTTAGTACTCCTTGCACACTTGGTAGACGAGCTAGAAATGCAAAGAGGAGACTTTATAGGAGAAAACCCTATATCGCCTCCCCTTATAGTAATTCCCGGCGTAGTAGTACGCCTCATTGTCAAGATACCACAGCGTATAAAATTTGTCAAATCACCCCCGCTAACTGCCCTTTTAGGGTAGTTTTTCCATGATAATAAATCTTTTTTAGCCATCTCCGAAAGCCTACTTTCTTCCGCCTATTCCCTTTTACATACATCAGGATTTCCCTAGCTCCATCGCTCAAGTTCTTCAAGGTTCTCCCATCCTCAACCTGAGTGACAAGGAGCTCACCATTATTGTCGGTCATGGCCAGCCTAACCTCTACTTCAGTGATTACAAGAACAGCTTTTACAAAGTAAGCCTCAGCATGGAGTTGCCTTGACTCCCCCGATTCAACATACTGAAGAGGCCATTGCCCCTCCCTTAGCATTTGAGCGTGTTCAGGTTGCAGAATCCAGATGATTTGAAGGGGACACCATCTTATCTCCCCAAAGTGATACCAGTCCTTGCCAGGACAGCCCTTATAGCGTTTACACTTCTGGCAATCGAGCTCAGCCACGCCCCATTCTCCCGTGAGGCTTCTGGCGCATGAGCTTGTCTATCTCTTCGAGATCCTCAATCTTCGTTTCACACTGAATAGCCCATTCCCATTCAGGGCGCTTCGGCGGTATAAACTCCACTCCAAATCGCTTGTTATAGCGTTTAGCCCATTCCTCTCTTTTTTCCTCAGATAAGAGGAAATATAATTTCTCCCACAAAGTATTCATCGTAATAAAAAAGAGGCTAGCCCCAGGTCTACCCGGGAAAGCTCGCCTCCTATTTCCTAGGTCAGCGTTCAGTTATGCTGGTTTAGTAATCCTCCCCCTCCTTCTTCCTAATATCACGAATAATCTGGAATTTGATTTTTTCTGGAATAAGTTCAAATAAGCCTATCAACGCCCTGTGTGTCCTCTCATCATTAAGCGTATAACGAAACCAACATTCATATAACCACATTGCCTGTTGTTCTAGTTCCGAATTTCTTTTTAGTATCCTTCTTAATCGGGCAAACATTTAACCTCCTCTACTTCAGCAATCCTGCCCTCCGTGCAATCTTGTCGAATAGTAGCGTCTCATATCCCGTGCCGTCTTCGCAAGGGACTTCTGCCTTGACTGGTATGCCGTCCTGGAAAACTAACTCCCTGATATGTCCGTAAGGATGTTCTCGGCCCCACTCAATCAAGGCTGCCTGCAAGGGAGTGAGTTTGCAGTCTATGAGCTTTACGCCGGCAATCATAGTTCTATTATACCAATCTTAAATAAACCTGGCCTGGCAATCGTCTACTGCCTTTACATGTTCCCGTGCTATCCACCATTGAAACATCTCTTCACCAGTTTTATATTTTGGATGGCTTTGAGTTATGAGGAGTCTTTCGCAAGCCCTTCGCCACATATCGACATATTTAGGGTATCTCTCCATTTCCATCTTTAGTTGCTTGCCTCGGCAGAATGGGCACATGATACAGCCAAGACGCTTAAAACCCTTATCGTAGAGTGAGCAGTAGGGCACTCTATATTCCTTGATGTATTCCCAAACATCATCATTGCCCCAATCAATTATAGGGTGAAGGAATATTATGCGTTTATTGTATGCCCCAATCTCCACCATTGACCGTTTACGCCTCTTTGCTGATTCCGCCCATCTTATTCCTGTTATCAGATATCCCTCTTTGTTGCCTTGCTCCTTTAGATACTCACAGCAAAAGCGAACCAACCTTGTTGGTAATATCTGATGCTCTTCTATAAGCCTCCACATGGACTTCTTAGGTCTCCTTATCTCTACATCGGGGTATCGGTCTTTGACAAAGCGATAGAGCTCCGGGGGATCAATGCCAGTCCAATTATAGAAGGCGTGAAACCTTACCCCCGCCCTAATAGCCAGGTCATAGATTACTACGCTGTCCTTTCCACCACTGAAGGCTAGTTGGTATCCCTCCGGTGGCTCAAAATGTTGCAATCGCATTATCGCAACTTCTACCCGGTCCTGCCCTTCTAGGTTAAGCTGCTTTAGGCTCATCACCATCCTTTAAGCACCGGTTCAAGCGGCCGACTTCTCAGTATCTCAGCCACTCTTTCAATGTCGCTTGGCTTCCAAAGATAAACCTCTTCACCACACGCCTTGAGCATATCGAATACCTCTTGCTGTTCAGGTGTCATTTTGCCTTTCTCTGACTTCAATTCAGCGAATATAGCTCGCTTTTGTTCAGCATTGATAAGAAGCAAGTCGAGCATCCCTTTCGGACTGTGAATTGAGGTCCAGGTAAATAGAAATCGCCACCCGAAGAGCTTGCAGAGGTCTCTGATTTGCTCTCTCAGGTCCGCCTCAGTGATCGCTATCCTAACAATCTTTCGAGCCATCTATAACCTTCTCCTATATTTCGGTCTTATGCCCGTCCG